GGTTACGGGCTTTGGCAGCTGGCCTATATGGGCATGGGGGCGATGACGATCGCCAACATCACCGCCGCCCGCACCGCGATGGCCAGTATCCGCCGGCCGGACGGCACGCCGATGGGCATCGTGCCGAACCTGCTGGTGGTGCCGACCGCGCTGTATCCGGACGCGCGCGCCTATGCCGAGAACGAGTTCGTGCCGATCGACAGCATCACCGGCGCCGCCACGCTGGGACCGAATCCGCTGCGCGGCCTGTTCGCGGCGCTTGAAAACCACTGGCTGAACTGACCGCGCGATGACCCCGCGCCTGCACATCACCTGCGGCCGCCCCGGCCTGATCCGGGGCGGCGTGCGGCACCCGCGCCACGCCGAATACGCGCCGGGCGCGTTCGGCGAGGCGCAGCTGCGCGAGCTGCTGGCCGAGCCGGAACTGGCGCTGGTGTGGGGCATTGCCGTCACCGCGGACATGCTGCCGCTGCTGGCAATCGCCGAGGACCGGCTGCATGGCGCCCCCGAAATCATGGCGGCGCTGCGGCGGACGGTCGCCGTTCCCGGCGCCGTTCCCGGCGCCGTTCCCGGGGCCGTTCCCGGCCCGGCCGCCGGCAAGGCGGCGCCGGAGGGCCGGCGGGCGCGGCCCGGAAAGGCCGGCTGATGGCCTACGCCGCGGTTTCCGATCTGGTGGAGCGCTACGGCCTGGCGGAGATGATCCGCCTGACCGCGCAGGCCGGCGACGATTTCAATGCCGCCGGCACCTGGGATTACAACAGCACCGGCGTCGTCGATACGACCCGGGCGGCGGCGGCGATTGCCGATGCCTCGGCGGAAATCGACAGCTATCTGCGCCGCCGCTACCAGACCCCGGTGGTGCCGACCACGCCGGAGTTGCTGCGCGCCTGCTGCGCGCTGACCCGGCACGAACTGGCGCACGGCGCCGGCCGCGAGCCGTCGACGCAAATGCGCGACCAGCGCGCCAGTGTCCTGAAATGGCTCGAACGGGTGCGCGACGGCGAGGTTTTCCTGGACGGCGCCGTGCCGAGCGGGACGGAAAGCGCAGCGCAGGTGCGGGATGCCGGACGTCCGGTGTTCGGCGACGCCGGCCAGTGGAGCGCTGGCCAGTGAGCGGCACCGCCCCCACCGGGCCGGCGCCGGGCACCGGACCGGAAGCGCTGGCCGACGAAGGCCCGCTGCATTTCACCGCCCGCGCCCTGGTGGCGCGGCTGCAAACGGTGCTGCCGCCGCCCTGGTTTGATTACCACTACCTGGACGGCCGGCTGAGCAAGGCGCAGTGGGGCCGGCTGACCCGCCGGACCCCTGCGGTCTGCGTCGGCTGGGCCGGGGTGGTGCCGCTGCCGCATACGGGCGGCGTGTTCGCCGGCACCGGCAAATGGTTTGTCGGCCTGATCACCCGCAACGAGGCGGGACCGGCGCAGCGGCTGCTGGGGGACCGGTTTGCGCCGGGTGTGCTGTCGCTGGTGCGCGCGGCCACCATCGCCCTGCAGGGCTACGTGATCGACCCGCCCTGCACGCCGTGGACGGCCAGCGGCGCAGTGCAGGTGACCGCGGTGCAGGCGCTGTATTCCGACGACTGGACCGACGAGGCGTGCAGTCTGGTCGGCATCGACCTGGACATCGAATACGAGGAAATGCTGCCGCCGGCGTTCGACACCTCGGCCGGCCTCGACGCGATCCGCGCCGCCTGGAGCTTTGCCGGGCCGGCGGGCGCGGCCGTTCCCCTCTTCACCGAAACCGTGGAGCTTCCCGGGCCATGACCGCGCAATATCTTCGGGTGATCCCGCACGAGCAGATGGGCGACGCCCAGGTGCCGGTCGGTGACGGGCGCCGGATCGCCCGCGCCGGCGCGCCGGCGCGGGGCTATCTGGTGCCGGACAGCCATTTCGTCCGCCGGCGCATCCATTTCGGCGAACTGGTGCTGCTGGCCGAAGGGCCGGCGGCGGTGTTGGAGGACGCGCCGGAAGCCGCCGCGCCCGCCCAACCGGCCGCCGCCGCGCCCGCCCGGCCGAAAGCCGCCGCCGGAGCCGCGCCATGAGCGGGTCCCTGCTGGCGGGCGCGCCGCCGCCCCAGACCATCACCTTCGCGCAAATCCCCGCCGGCCTGCAGGTGCCGGGCAACTACACCGAAATCGCCGCCAACAACGCCGCGGTCGGGCTGCTGACCTATCCGGCGCGCGTCCTTATCCTGGCGCCGATTTCGGCGGCCGGCACCATTATCCCGCAGGTGCCGGTGCAGATTTTTACCCCGCAGCAGTCGGACGGCCTGTTCGGCGCCGGGTCGGTGGGCGCCGCGATGTGTCGCGCCTTCGTGGCGGCCAATCCCTGGACGCCGCTGTGGGCGATGGGCCTGCCGAACGCCACCACCACGACGGCGGCGACCTGGACCATCCCGCTCGCATTCGCGCACGCGCTGACCGGCAGCCCCGGCACGCTCAACCTGTATGTCGGCGGGGTGCAGATTCCGGTCAGCGTCGTGCCGGGGGTGGACACCGCCACCACCATCGCTTCCAACCTGCTGGCCGCGATCAACGCCACCGCCAACCTGCCGGTGACCGCCAGCCTGAGCGGCGCCACCATCACGCTGACGGCGCGCGACATGGGGGCGCTGGGCAACCTGCTGCCGGTGGGATTCGCCATCCGGACCGGCGACACGGTGCCGGGCGGGCAGACCGCCGGCGTCAACAACCTGACCGCCACGGTGACCAACAACCTGGCCGGCACCGGCACGCCGGTGGTGGCGAACGGGTTCCTCGCCATCGCCGCGACCTGGTTCACCCATTTCGTCATCCCCTGGACCGACAGCACCACCGCCACCGCCGTCAGCGCCGAACTGACCCGGCGCTGGAGCGCCATGACCAAGCTGGACGCGCGGGCGTTCTCCTTCACCTCGCAGTCCACCCTTACCGCGCTGACCGGGGTGGCCGGCGCCGCGGCGATCAACAGCCAGTTCTGGTCGATCGGCGGTTTGCAGAACGAGCCGACCGCGCCGTGGGTGGTGGCGGCGACCTATGCCGCGGTCGCGGTGTTCAACCTGCTCAACGATCCGGCGCGTCAGCTCAAGACGCTGCTGCTGCCCGGCGTGGTGGCGCCGGCCTCGCCGGACATCCTGACCGAGCCCGAGCAGCAGGCCCTGGTCACCAACGGGCTGGCGCTGTTCAACGCCAACAACGACGGCACGGTCAGCATTCTGCGGGCCGCGAGCACATACCAGCAGGCGCCCGGCGGCATCCCCGACACCACCTGGCTCGACATCACCACGGCGGAGACGCTCGCCCGCATCCGCTACGACTGGAACGCCTATCTCGGGCTGGTCTATCCGCGCAACAAGCTGGCGGCCGACGGCACCACGGCGGCGGAATACGATCCGGCGGTGGCGACGCCGCGGCGCCTGCACACCTCCTGGACCGCCCGCTGCCGGCTCTACGAGCAGCTGGGCTGGATCCAGAAGGCCAAAGCCACCGCGGCGGCCTCGGTGTTCGAGCTTGATGCGAGCAACCCGAACCAGATGGACACCCAGTTGCAGCTGCTGCTGGTCAACAACCTGATGATCACCGCCAACCAGATAATTTTCAGCCTGCTGCCCGCGCCGGCCTCGCCGGCGGCGGCATAAGGAGCGCGCAATGGCACAAGCCCTCGGCCTGGTGCAGGTGGTCTGGAACGGCGTGAACATCCCGGTCGAGAAGGGATCGACGTTCCAGAACGGCGGCCTGCAACAGAAGCCGGTAATCAATGGCAAGCAGGTGGATTACGCCAACGAGTTCGTCGCCGGCAAAGCCTCGGCGACCAAGCGGCTGCTGCGCGGCGATGCGCTGTTGGGCATCTGGGCCGCCGGCCAGGCCGAGGTGCAGTTCCTGTGCGACACCGGCCAGACCTATACCGCGCCGGACGCCTTCCTGACCAACACCGTCAACTGGACCGCCGGCGAGGGCGGAAAAGTTAAGCTCGAATTTGCCTTCGGCGAATGCACGGAGGTGCTCAATGGTTGAGATCGTGTCCGCCCCGCCCCGCGCCCTGCCGGCCGCCGAAGTGGAAATCGCCGATCTGGACGAGGCGGCCGCCGCGCCCGCCGACGCGGTGCCGGTGCTGGCCGAGGACGACGCCGACGCGCTGCCGGACGCTGCCGCGCTGCAGCCGGACGGCAGCGTGGTGCTGACGCTGCACCGGCCGGTGACGCTGCGCTACCGCGCGCCGGGCGCGCAGGCGGTGCAGGAGGATACCCGCGAAACCCTGCATTTCCGGCGGCTGACCGGCGCGGACATGCGGGCGATCACCCAGGCCGCCGCCGGTGACCGCGCGGTGCTGGCGATCGGCCGCTCGGCCGGCATCCGGCCGGCGCTGATGAACCTGCTGTTCGACCGGATGGACGGCGCCGACGTGGCGGCTGCCGGCGATGTCGTGGGTTTTTTTCTCGGCAGTGGCCGGAAGACTGGCCGCTGATCCTGGCGGCGATCGGGGGGCACTACCACTGCCCACTCGCCGAACTGGACGCGCTGACCGCGGCCGACGCGCGGTTCTGGCACAACGCGGCGACGGCACTGGCTGAACGGATTGCGGAGGCGGCGCAGCGGCCATGAGCGGCACCACGATGAAGGCCAGCCTGCTGCTGACGCTGGAAGACCAGCTGACCAGCGGGCTGGACCGGCTGGTGCAGCTGCTGGACCGGCTGGGCGAGACGATCGAGAAGCTGACCGGCAGCCTGTCGCGGCTGTCGCTCGGCGAGACGTTCGGCCAGGCGGTGGCGCCGATCGACGCCGCCGCGGCGGCGGTGGCGAAGGTGGACGAGCAGCTGGTCAAGACCGGCAAAACCGCCGCCACGCTGCATGACAGGTTCCAGACGCTCTGGCAGGCGGCCCAGCATATCGGCCCGATGGGCGGCGGGGCGGCCGGGTTCGGCATCGTCGAGCCGGTGAAGCAATATGCCGAATATGAAAACACCCTGCGCCACATCGCCATCACCGAGGGCAAAAGCGGCGCCGGCGCGGATGCCGAGATCAAACGGCTGACCAAACTGTTCGCCGAGGACGCGCAGCGCAGCGGCCAGACCAGCGAGAGTATCGCCAAAGCCTATTACGACCTGGTCACCACCGGCATTCCGGCCGGGATATTGGACAATGTGATCGGTGCGCACAGCCGGGCGGCCACCGCCTACAACATTTC